GAATTCTTCCTTAAAGTCTGCATACTCAAGCACATCCGCAATGCGGTATGTCAATGCCTCTGCTATCCCCTTAAATATAGAGTGTCCTGCCTCAAGGATATGCCTTGTGGCAGTATTGCTATTTAATGCCGCTAACTTCTGAACCCCTACCAATGAGTTAGGATCAGGAGTAGACCCATCCCTTGCCTCATTAAGACCGGTAACACTCCGTATCATATCAAGGTAGTGGTTATAGTTCGTTATCAGCATCTGTGTCTTACTGAGTCCACTATTTGATGTTAGCTGTGTGATTGGAACCCTCGCATTATTGAACTCACCATCCTGTGTATAACTACGCCCTATGACACTACCTGTTTGGAAGTATAGCCTCAATGCATCCTCAGGATTATACGCTGCACCTGTACCGAGGTCTACCTCATTAAGCCCATCAGCATCAATGAATACACCATCAGGCACTACACGATTTATGACCTGCTGCAGCTTTAGGTGCGTTATCTGTATCTGATCGGCAAATGGTATCATACGATGTACCAATGACTCTATGACTCCTTTATACATCCTCGGCGCACAAGCCACATAGTTAGGTATAGAATGCTGAGATGCAGACTTAGGTCTAACCATATTCTTTGACATCTCCCACTTTAGGATAATATCTGTACCAAGTACCATTACACCCTCGTACCATACATCAATGACCTTCTCTATGCGCTCAAAGTTATGCTCATCCATCATTTCTGGTGGTGGATTGAATGACTCGTCTTTCTCGTGTATTCTAACGATATCGTTCTCAAGTTTCTTCTTCTTAAAGACCATCTTCTTATGGGTCTTATAGTTGAAGTAAAGTAGCGTACAGGTATCTCTCCTAAATAGGTCATTGCCATAATACTGAGATACGTTATATGTATCGTACCAAGACTGACCATACTGTGCTATCTCATCAAGTTCTTCATCTGTAAGACTTGGATTTATCTTTAACAACTCTGTAATTGGCACGGTCTTAACCTCACCCCAATAGAAACAGTCCCTAAAGTATGGGTCCTCAGTATAACTATACACTACATTAGCAGGGTCTACATAGGATATCTTTATCCCTGTACCAAGTAGGAATTCGTGCTTGGCAATCGCTATGCCAAGAACAGTAGAATCATAGTCAAGACGTTTACGGATATCAAGAAAGTTATTCTCATCAAGCACAGTATTTATGGCAGCCTCCTCTGCAATCTCTATCGCAGGCTTATAGTACAACTGCATAAATAGTGCAAGTTCCTCATCATTCTCAGGGAGGTTCTCAGGGTCTGTAATGAATGGATCTACCTCAAACTTCTCTTTTATATTCATAAGGATGTCCTTAGATACCATCTGAGACTCAAGTATGTCCTGATACTTGTTCCGCTTTGCTTGACTCATAGCATCGTGTGCATAAGCCTTTGCAGTAAACATCCGCTCGCTCATTCCGTTGACAACAATATCAACGAACTTAGGGATTATTGGCACAATCTTCCAGTCAAGGTTCAGGTATGATAGGTCTCCATCTACTGCGACTTGGTTCTTGTACTGCTGTATGCTCTGCTCACCCCTTGCGTATAGCCGTCTTCGGTGGTACTCTGCCCATCTGCTATAGAAACGTGACCCTACGCCATCCCTGCGGAACCATTCGTATTGAATAGCACGCCCAATGTTTAGACCAAACTCCATTGTATTCTTCTGTGCCTCAGTAACGAACTGTGATGGGAAGTTTTGGTCCGCAACATGGATTTCAAATTTCTTCTCGCTGCTATTATTTATCTTCATTAGTCTAATTGTCTTTGATAACTGCTTTGTGAACCGTTATTGCTGTATGTAGCCATGCGAATAGTTACAGGTTTTACAACTTTCTCCGGTATAAATGTGTGTCTTAGGTTAGCCATTATGGCAAGTCCACTTGATATTGACGCATCAAACTTTGTCCTGTCGTTTATATCAAACTTTGCCCAATCCTCAAGCGTCCTTGTGAATGGCATTATCCCCATATCGTCTTTCGCTCTATAGTGACCCTCTATATCTAAGCCTATGTACTTTTCTATGTATGTCTCTATGCAGGCAGCGTGAGATTGCTTGACATCCTCTGATGAGTTCGGTATTCCACCGAGTTCTTTCTCCGTAGGACTTAACTTATGCTGCGGTTTGTCAGGTCTATTCATACAAAAGCCACGATATCCCCTATTCTTGAAGTGATATAGTAGCCTCGGCTTGTTATTTTCTATAAGTATCGGCATCCCATAGAAGACACACGCCATAAGTATGTCCTCAAAGAATATCTCTGCCGTCTTTGGTCTCGCTATGTACTCAAGGAAGAACTCATTTACGGGAGCCTCGTCCATATGGAACTTTGTAAGCCCATGACAAGACCCTGATGACCCTCTTCCATCTACTGTCGCAGATATATCGTATGGGTCGCATCCAAATGAGCCTATATGCTCATTGCCTGGACGCTTTGATCCGTTATATTGCACCACATTATTCTGTAAGTGCTTAGGTGGTATCCAACTTACCCAAAATCTACCATTAACATCTGGTGTCCACACCACTTTCCCATCCTTTTCACCATCCTTCCAATGGAAATATCCCCTTGTAAGTACCTGACTACGCATCATACCATCATTATAGTCTATCTGCTGGTATATTTTAGTGAGGTTGAAGATGGACTGCTTGCTTTCATCCCTAAATGCGTGGTTCTCCGTGCGTGGAAACTGCCTATAAAACTCATTTAGTGCGTTAGAATCGGACTTTAGTGCCTCCTCTTCAGCCTCCCAATAGTCTATAGCACCATTTACTATCATACTATCGTCAACACCACGGATAGGTTCTTCAGGTCTACGGAATACAGGCATACCAAAACGGTCAATGAAGCCCTCCATGTTCCATTCCATAGGTATAAACAGCTTATATAGACCACTCTTTGTCTGCCCATTGGCTGATCTTACTGTAGCATCAGACTCTTGGTATAGTTTCTTGTAGTTATCGCCACCCTTTGACAGCGCATTTGATGTAGAACCCATCATACACTTGCCAATAATCTTGCTACCTACACGCAGACACGTCTTTGTAACCCTCCAATTGTTCAATATGTTAGTAGGCTTAACCCATTTAGCCGATTCATCGTGAGCCAAGAACAATAGTTTCTCACCATCGTATGAGTTATCCTCTGTATTCTTCCAATCTATGGACGTATTCAGACCCTCAAGTTCATTATCATCGATCTGAGTCATGTTCTTCTTGGTAATCTTAGTAGCCGGTATGCGGAAAGATAGTTCCGTCTTCGGCTTATCCATACCATCCATTATAGGCTTGAAAAAAAATGGCAACTTGCTATTGATTGGGACCACCTTATCGGTAAACATCTTCTTGGCATCTGCCCCTGTCTTGGATAGGATACCTACCCTTGCATTTTTTGCAAGGGTACCTACGTTTATACACTCGGCAGCCTCCATAAAACTAAATCCACTACGTCTAATCTTTAGGTATGCCATACCAAAGCACCTGTTATCTGCCTTGCAAGCCTCCCAAAATATCCAAAAGATGCGGTTAGCCTCACGATAGTCAGGGTATCCAACATCTATTGTGGACCATTGTAGGTACATATAGTGACTACCTGTGATATAGGTAGGTGTTCCATTATTATAGAACCAATATCCATCCTCACGCCTATCAAACTCTGTCTCAATGTAGTCTATATAACGCTCCTTGAATGGTGCAGGGTACTCGTTCCAAGCAAATATGGACTGTATCTTATCAAGCTCCTTGGGCAATGGAGTCCTTTCCCAATACTGCTCAGACTTCATATTTGAACGCTTGAATACGTCCTTAGGTACAGCAGGAAGTGCGATATATATACCCTCAATAAGGATGATATCGCCAATCTGTCCGGTCTTAGATATGACAACGACATCGTAGGATTGGTTGTATCCATACACCCAACTCCGTGCATCGTTCTTGGTTTTTATCACCTTGTCCGATATGTACCCCGGCACTATAGAGTACAGCGACTCGTTATTTAGACCTCCTTTCTGCAAATCCTTGTTTTGAATCGGCAACACTTCTGCCGTTATTATAGTTCTCAAGCATCTCCTTCTCCAATTCTATACGCTGAAGAATCTCAAATGCGTCAAATATTGCTAACTTCTTTGTGGCTGCTGCGTTCTTTAATTTATCAGCTGTAAGGTCAGACTCCCCATCGTTTACATTCCCGATTATGCTCTCCTCTGCTACCTTAATAAGCTCATCTACAGCCTTATATCCAGCTTCAATTATCCTACCCTTTATCTCCTTATCACTTGCCTTCATATCTTCGCTTTAAGAATGCTACCTGAATTAATCTTGCCTGCCTATCCATTCCAAAGTTGTCGTATATATTCCGAGAGTGAAGCAACCTACTATCAAATGCACACATCCTATTGAACTTGGAGTGTATTACGCATATCTTATTGCAGTCCTCATCGTATATTGTCGTACCATCCTCAGGTGGATAGTTAACGCTAAGATAAAGTATGCAAGTCAAGTCACCCATATCCTCATCGGTATGTATGAAGTTCGGCTCCCTCTGTTCAAATGGTGACATCCTTGCAAAGTTCAGCGATACATCATACTCTGGGAATAACTTTGACACAAAGATAGCAAACTCATCATCAAGTTCTCTATCTTGTACGTTCTTAAATAATCCTGCCTCAGTATCAAAGTCTATAAATCCCCTTTCGTATATACTAACAGTATGATTTACAGGGTCTTTTAGTACGTTATCGTGTACCTGTATTGTCATGCTCTTGCTACAATTTGATGGTCAAATATCCTATACATAATTTCTCCATCTACATTAAACTCATACTCACTATCAGGAGTAAATATAACAGCATCTCCGCTACTTATTCCTTTTGACTGCAAATAATTATTAGGGACTCCCATTATGCCCATCAGAGGCTCATCAGAAAATCCTTTATATAGATATGACTCAACCTTAGGGTGTGGCTTTACTAAGCAGTAGCGGTCATATGAGTACCACTTATCATCCTTCTTATATGCAAAGAACTGCTCGGAGTCTATTAGGAATATATCATCCTTAAAAAAGCTCCTACCGCTACGTTGTTTACCTTTCATATCATAGTAGTACTTAAAGACATTATGATGTACGAGTAGGATATCACCCTCTGAGATATCTCCCTTATACCATAGTGGTGTTGATATTACCTCTGCGTACCTATTTGAGAACTTGTGGTCCTCATCTGATACGCTTATGACTAATTCAGCACCATCTATGTCCCTGGTGTTATCATACCTCTTGTTGTTTAAAGGCTTTGTAATAAAGTAAAATGGTGACCTCATCTTAAAAGTTTATATTAAATTCTACTGACATTGGCATATTCTCACTCTTATCATTGATGATATATATCATTATAGACTGGGTATCACTATTCCTCTTTATAAGGTATATCTCGTTAGAGCCATCAAGTACCTTCTGCCCAACTATGTAGTGCAGAGCATTGCTCTTTAAATCAAAGCCTATAGATATCTTTCTGATGTCCATTAAATCTTATTTATTATTACTGAGGCACTTGGCAATGCAGGTCCTCCACTAAGAACACTTGAATAATATATTAATGTAGGCGTACCAAAGTCACTTTGAAAAAGAACTTCTAAGTAGTCTCCAACAGATAGTGAAATACTATAGTTAGCGTTTATAACGTATGTATTTACCATAGTATCTAAATATCTTGATACTGTACTATTGCTAATGTTAGTTGTTCCATTCTTCTTCAACCAAAAATAAATAGTATTACCTGCATTTGCAGTTGTTGCAAAAAAAGTAAAATCAAAATTATATAGACCAGATACTGCTGGCGTTAGTCTTGTAGCAGGACTACCTGTTACTGCCCATTGATTTGTAGCATCAAGATTTGTCTTTGAAAATATTACAGCATTAGGTGATGCAAATCCTCCTACCTGATTAGCATCTTGATAAAATGATCCTGTAGGCTTTACAGATTGCAAGTCTATAATATTTGAAATCTTATAGTTCTTTGTCTGTAAAGTTTCATATTCTGTACCAACAATGTAATCTGAAACAGTTGGAAGTGTATCTATTATATATTGAGATATTCTACTCATACTTGAATTTCGTTTATTATAAGATTTACTGAATTAGAGTTATTAGGGATTACATTTACTAATGGCTTTAAACTACTTATATTTGTTAGGCACTTAAAAAATACTTGCATAACATCACCCTCATTTAATTTTATTGCCCATTTAAATGACATAGTATTTATCACATTAGCACCAGCAGATAGTATTGTTCTTTTACCTGTAAATGGTACACTTGTATATGTATCAGCATTTATACCATTAACAATCCAAAATGCTATCGTGCCACCTAAAGTACTCTGTATATTAGTAGTTAGTGATACTTTGAATATACCTGACTTCAATGCTTTAATCCCTGACATCTCCCCAGTCTGTGTAGGCACTAATTCAAATCCTGATATATAGTTTATATTCTCTCCGTTAAATGTAATATTGACAACTTCAGATATATTTGATGGGGTCTGTATATCAGTACTAAAAAAATCTCCCCTTGAACTACCTGATACATAAGATGCAAGAAAGTTATATGTATCCAATGTATCGGATTCTGTTCCAATAAACATCGTTGTCGGTGAAGGACTTGCCTTTGTTATCTTGTTTATTCTCATTTTATCTTATAGAATCCTGTTACCGAAACTAATAATGGTGCTGATGGATATGGTGTAGTTACTGTTACTACAATGCTTGAAGAAGATGCCAATGATTCGGCAATTGAACTTGTTGATATACCTCCAACAGTCATTATAGCATCATAGTTTGTTGTAAATGAACTACTTATTGGAGTTGAAAATGCAAATGAACATAGTGTTGAACTATTTGAAAATTGAAATTTTGCAGACAATATAACAT